TTGAATGTGCTACCACCTTGAGTCTTAGAGGTCAAATCTGACCTTATTCTATCTTCTAGTGTTCTTAATAAAGTTAAAGGTCAAAAAAACTTATCCCCTGCGTATTGGAGTATACAGGCATGGAAAAAAGGTTTTAAAGTTTAATGTATGTCAAAACAAGCAACGATCAACAGATTAATAGATACACATGAAGAACGTATTATTGGTGTATTAAAAACACTAGAAGATAGAATAAGGTCAGATTTGACCTCTAAAACTAAAGGCGGTAGCACTTTTAATACACAATTTGCTATAGCTTATAGAACAAATATAAAAACTTTAATTCAAGGAATTTACCTCAAAGAAGCTGATGCGATCATTAATGAATATGATGAAATTGTTAAAGAATATCAAAAGGTTATTAAAAGATTACCGATAGCAAGTAGATTTAAGTTATTACAAAAAATAGATTTAGAAGTTATTAACCAATTAAAATTTCAAGCATTTAGTGGATTCCAAGATATAGCTAATGCTTTTTTAGATACAATATCAAATGAAGTCTATCAATCAGCATTAATCGGTAGATCATTTAACGATATGGTTAAAAATATAGCAGGAAAGATAAATGGTGTTTATCAACGCTCTAATGAAAACGCTATTAATAGATTGGTCGACTATATTGAAAAGAACAGATATACGACAAATAAAGCTATTTTAGATAGAGTTAATTCAGCTAAATCAACATTGGCTAGTAAATATGGTGCTGATATCTTAGGTGAGAATATGCGTAAATATTCTGGTCAAATAGCACATGACAGTATTATGCAGTTTGATGGTCAATTCGTTAAATACAAGGCAGATCAAGCAGGAATCAAGCAGTTTAAATATTCTGGTACAAGGATAGATACCACTAGAGATTTTTGTGCAAGACAAATGGGTAGAGTATTTACAGAAGAAGAAGCTAGGAATTTATGGAGTAATTCAAGGTGGAAAGGTAAGTCTGGAAGTGATCCTTTTGTTGATAGAGGCGGTTATAGATGTCGTCATAGCTTTATTGTTTATGATCCTGAGTGGGAAACTATACTTGACGAAGAATAAAATATCTCATACATCTTAAAATAATACTAACTTTAAAGGAGTAATACTCATGGCTGACGAGCAAAACACGGAACAGGTGGAACAAACAACAACAGAGAATGTTGAAAATGTAGAAACAAAACAGGAGCAACCAAAAGAAACTTATGTAAATAATAAAGGCTCACAAATTGATATTGACAAAGTTGTTGGTGAAAGACTCAAGCGTAGAGAAAGACAGATCGTAGAAGAACTTGGTGTGGAAGATTTGCAACAAGCTCGTTCTGTTATTGATGAACGAAAAAAACTAGAAGAACAAAAACAACTTGAAAAAGGTAAGTTTGATGAAGTGATGAAAAAGAAAACGCAAGAGTTTAATGAAAGAGTCACTAAGTTAGAACAGGAATTAAAAAACGAAAGAATAGATAAACAGCTTATAACTGCGGCATCAAAAAATAATGCTATTAATCCAGATCAGATTAAACAACTGATGAAAGATACAGTGCATTTAAATGCTGAGGGTAAGGTTGAAGTTCTTGATAAAGATGGAACACCACGCTATAACAAGCAAGGTGATCCTCTTACTGTTGAAGAAGCAGTGCAGGAATTTCTTACGCAGAACTCACACTTTCAAAGCGCAACTCCAAGTGGGAGTGGAAGTGTTAGTAATGTGGGCAAGTCAGATACGAATAAGACTTTAAATATTTCGGACTTAGATATGAGTAAACCAGAAGATCGTAAAATGTATGCGGATTACCGCAGAAAAAGAGATTCGGTCACTCATTTAAAAATAAACAAGTAACTTTAAAGGAGTTAAAACATGGCAAACGAAAGTACAAGTTCAACGTTAAGTGAACTATATACAGAGATCGTTGCTGAGGCTGAGTTCGTAATTCAAGAGAAATCTATAATGAAGAACTTAGTAAAGAACTACACAATCGCAGGTGGCGGTAAATCTGTGGAAGTTCCGATCTACTCAGCAATAAGTGCATCAGCAGTAGCTGAAGCAACTGACCTAAGTAATACTGCAGTCAATCCAACATCAGTGACGATTACTGCATCAGAAGTAGGTGTAATGACTACACTTACTGATCTAGCAAGAAACTCAGCATCAAGAAATGTTGCTGCAGATATTGGTAGATTATTTGGTGAAGGTATTGCAAAGAAAATGGACGAAGACCTAATCGCATTATTTGATGGTTTCTCAGTCACTTTAGGTGACGGAACAGGTGCGATAACAGCAGCGTCAATTTTTAATTCAGCATCAACATTAAGATCAGCAGGTTTACCTGTCGAAGAATGTTATGCAGTATTACACCCTAAGATTGCTTATGACTTAAAAGCTAATCTAACTAATACATTTGCTAACGCTAATGCAAATGACCTAGTTAATGAAGCATTAAGAAGTGGCTATGTAGGTTCTATTGCAGGTATTCAAGTATTTGAAACTTCAAATATGGCTAATTCAGGCAACGCAGGTGACTATAAAGGTGGTATTTTCCACAAAGACGCACTTGGTCTAGCTATGATGCAGGACATCAAAATTGAAACTCAAAGAGATGCTTCTCTAAGAGCAGACGAAATTGTTGCAACTGCAGTTTATGGCGTAGGCGAACTACATGATTCTTATGGTGTAGAATTACACTTTGATTCATCTATTCAGTAGTATAGACTATGGGTGGGGATATACTCCCCACCTACTATTAAGGAAACTATTATGCAATTAGTAAAATTAAAAAAAAATGGGAAGATAATCACAAGAACAAAATTTGATTATGAAAAAAATTTAATACATTGGAAATTAAGAGGCTTTGAATTAGTAGAAGATAAGCCAATAGAAAAACCAAAAAGAACTAGAAAGAAAAAAGAAGATTAATGGCAACAACAGAATTTTCAGTAGCATTATCTCATGTGCAAGAATATCAACCAGATATTGCTGAATATGGTATTGCAGATTTTGATACACAATTACAACATGCTGAAGATGATGTTATTCGCCAAGTAAGAGAAGAATGGTGGGAAAGATATCGCCATACAGTCAGATATAAAGATATTACCAAGATTACTACTATTGAAATGAATAGTGCTTTATTGGTTAATTCTCAATGGATAAGAGCAGTCGTATATAGAGCCTTATCAGATTATATTTTACCTATGCTTACTAAATGGAAAGATCCAGATGGCGGTGATGGTGCCGATACTTTCCAAGTTAAAATGGATTATTATAGAAAGAAATACGCAGAAGAATTTCAAGCTATTTTGCGTGATGGTGTTAAGTATGATGAAAATAATGATAGCACCATACAAACTTCTGAAGAAGAGCCTATCCATCATTTACGATTAATTCGTTAATGCTTGATGTCAAAGACAATAGTAAGTTCTTTAAACAACAACTAAAGAAGAAATCAGCAAAGATACATTCAGCAATACAAAAAGCATTAGGTCAAGCATCTGCTTTTCAAGTCAGTGCTATCCGAGAAAGAACAGAACAAAGAGGAAAAGATGTAAGAGGTAGACCATTTAAACCTTATTCAAAAGGATATATTCAAGCTAGAAGAAAAAGAAACAACGATCCAAGTAATCAAGATACAACACCTAAAAATTTTGTAGATTTAAACATGACAGGTAAGATGTTTAGTTCTTTGACATTCACCACAAGACCTAGTCGTGGTATAGTGTTTTTTAGAAGTGCAGAACAAACTAAGAAAGCCTTTATTCATAATGAAGGTAAAGGGAAAATGCCAAAAAGAGAATTTTTTGGAATATCAACAATAGAACAAAAGAAAATTAATGCAATTATTGGAAAAAGTATTAAAAAGGCGTTAGCATGAGTTTAAGAGAAGATATTGCAGGTAATATAATTACTACCCTTGATGCAGTCACATCACCTATTGAATTTAAAAAGATAACTCGTGAGCCATTTAAAGTAGAAGAATTAGCTGATCCACAGTTCCCTGCTTTATACATAACAACATCAGATGAAACTAGAGAAGATTTTGCATTGGGTGATTATTCAGCAGGAAAAAGATCAGGAACTATTGATTTTATTATTGTCGGATATGTTAAGGGTACAGAAACAAATATAGATACTAAAAGAAATCAATTAGCAGAAGTTGTAGAAGAAATACTTGATACTGATAGAACTCGTGGTGGTACTGCTAAAGAAACTAAAATTATAGAAGTAAACTCTGATGAAGGTACTCTTTTTCCTTTAGGTGCGGTAAGAATTGTGGTAAGGGTATTTTATGAATTTGTACGAGGTACATCATAATGGCTAAAAGAATCAAAATGATTATGCCTAACGGAAATAATAGTATTGAAGTTTGGGATAATGATATAGACAAATTTCTAGCGAAAGGTTATAAACTTGAGCAAGAAAAAAAATCTACTAGATCATCTAAGAAAAAAGATGTAGAAGTAGAAGAACAAACCGTAAAGGAGAATAAAGAATGGCAACACACGTCGGAACAAGTGGAGTAGTCAAGGTTGGTACTGATACTGTGGCAGAAGTCACAGGTTTTACAATAGACCAATCAAATGACACAGTTGAAGATACTACACTTACAGATACATCTAAAACATACAAGGTGCTTAGAAGCGATGCGACAGGTACTATTGAATGTCATTGGGACGAAACAGATAGCTCAGGTCAAGGTGCATTAACTATTGGTGCTTCAGTGACTTTGAACTTATATCCAGAAGGATCTGATTCAGCAGATACATATTACACAGGATCAGCGATTGTGACATCACTATCACAATCAGTCACTCTTGATGGTGTTATCTCAAGAACTATCAATGTTCAGTTTTCAGGTGGCGTAAGCGTCTCAACAGTCTAATATATGCCAAAAAAAAATTATCTTGAGGGGGCTATAAGCCACTTTAAACATCAAGAAATTAAGGTAATAGAAGTTGAAGAATGGGGATTAATTGGCGAAGATGCCATTTATGTTAAACCCTTTACGCTACTTGAAAAATCTGAATTATTTAAAGACAACATGAACGATCTAACTGTTCTTGTTGATATCTTAGTAAAAAAAGCAGAAACCAAATCTGGGGAAAAAATGTTTGATTTGGAAAGTAAAATCCAAATGAAAAAATTTGTTGATCCAGATATTATTGGTAGAGTTGCTAGTCAAATCATGGGTACACAAACACCCACTGAAGACTTAAAAAAAAACTAAATTCTGATTACGATTTAAGATTCCACTTTTTTTTAGCTGAAAATTTACATAAAACCATAGGGGAAATTATGGCTATGCCATTAGAAGAATTTAATTTATGGTATGCGTATTATTCTTTAAAAGGTGATGAAGAACAAAAAGCATTGAATAAACAAAAGATGCAAGGTAAAAGAAGATAATGACTCAACGATATTTAGTAGAAATTGTCGGAAAAGATAAAACAGGAAAAGCATTTAAACAAGTACAAGGTAATGTAGATAAGGCAAAAAGATCTGTATTAAATTTAAAAAATGCCATTATTGCTATTGGTGCAGGAACAGTAATTCGTTCTATAATTAATACTACTGCTAGATTTCAAGATTTAAGAACTTCACTTGCTTCCGTCACAGGTAGTGCTCAATCAGGTGCAGAAGCATTTAGATTCATTACAGATATTGCAACAAAAACGCAGTTCTCAGTTGAAGATTTATCAAGATCATTCATTAAACTTAAAGCAGCAGGTATAACTCCTTCAGCAGAAATATTAAATGTTTTTACAAACACAGCAGCGATCACGACAGATCAAATAGGAACGCTTGAAGCAGTCACCGATTTATTTGCACGAACTGTAAGTGGTGGATTAGGTTTAGAAGAAATACAAAGATTAGGTGATCGTGGTGTACCTGTATTAAGAATATTAGAAGAACAGTTAGGATTAACAAGAAGTCAAATATCTGAGTTTGGTAAAACTGCTGAAGGTGCAAAAACTATAGTTGATGCTTTCGCTAAAGGCATACAAGATGAATTTGGTGATGCTACCGCTAACCTATTAAAGAATCTTAATGTTCAATTTTCTAACTTAGGTATAGCAATAACTGATGCCCAAGATATTTTAGGTCAAGGATTAGCACCTGTTATAGCTGATATTACAGTCGCATTAACTGATTTTATCAATATTAATCAAGAAGCTATCAAAGAAGTGGGTGTTAATTTAGGTATAGCTTTACAAGATGCCATAAGTTTATTTAATGTAGCTAGAAAAAATATAGAAGAAACCACACTTGTTGTTATAGCTTTAGTTTCTGCGTTTAGTCCAATATCTGGTGTTATTCTAATTGCCCTTACTGCAATTAATCAATTTAGAAATGGATTAGAAGAAACGCTTGGTGTTCCATTAAGATTAGCTGATGTTTTTAAAGGTACATTCGAGTTTATTAAAGATACAGTGCGTAATTCTTTAGCTAATTTAATAGAAGGATTAAAAGAATTTGTAAATAATGCAGTAAAATTAATTAATTTTTTACCATTTACAGATGTTGCTCTACCTTTTGAAATTGCTGAAGAACAGATTGATGAATCAACAAAATCATTAGATGAATATATACTTGCACAAATTAAGACCAGAGAAGAAGCTGAAAAGACTGCAAAATTTTATAAACAATTATCAGATCAATTACAGTTCCAAACATTTACAGGTGATACAGGTGAAGAATCAACTGAACAAATACAATTAAAATTTGGCAAAGATATAAAAGCATTACAAGATAAATTTAGAACAGAAGAACAAATAATACTTGATGAACAAGATAAACAATTAACTGTTTTAAAAGAATTTTTAGAAAAAGAAGGAAGTATTACAAGAGAACAATTAACAACTATAAAAGATTTAAAAGTAAAAATTGAAGAAGAAACAAATGAGAAATTAAGAGAATTAGGTCAGAAAAGACTAGATGATATGAAGGCTAACCTTGATAAACAATTTCAGTTAATTAAAGATCGTAAATTTGCAGAATTAGATTTAGAAAATTTAACTCAAGACCAAATGAAAGATTTAACTAGAAAATCAGGTAGAGAATTATTAGATACAGTTGCACAAAATAATAAAAAAGCATTTGAAATAGCAAAAGCATTAGATACTGCAGAAGCAATTATGAGTACTGCTAAAGGCGTTGCAAAAGCTATCGGCTCTGGAAATTTTATTCTTGCAGGTATCATAGGTGCATTAGGTGCAGTACAAGTCGCAAAAATTCAATCAACGCAATATCAAGGTCGTGCTTTAGGTGGACCTGTAAGAAGTGGTAATCAATATATGGTAGGTGAGCAAGGTCCAGAGATGTTTGTACCAAATCAATCTGGAAGCATAATAGCCAATAAAGACTTAGGTCGTGCAACAACAGTTAATGTCAATGTATATGCTAATGACACAGAAGGTTTTGATAATTTATTAGTTAAACGTAGAAGTGTTATTGTTAATGTGATAAATGATGCTTTAAATAGTCAAGGGAAAGAAGCGTTAGTTTAATGAGTGGTACATATCCAACATCACCTACATTTAAGGCATTAGGATTTAGTTCTGAACAAAAAACAATCACATCTACGACAGACAGTGGTAAGATGTTTAGTGTTCAAGTAGATGGTCAAAGATGGAAGTTCTCAGCTTCATATTCACCCATGGGAAGAACTAAATTTGCTCCTGTTTATGCATTTATAATTAAACAAAGAAGTCAAAAAGAAACATTCCAAATAGTACCCCCAGTTATATCTAGTGCTAGAG